ACCAATTTCATTCAAGCTTTGATAAACACTGCTAGAGCATTCTTTCATGTTGTGCAAAAGCTGTAGAACGTTTTCATCAAGCATATTCATTTGCTTGTAGATAGGCGCAAAGTATTTTTCTTGCATTTGATTGCGAAACTCACTCCATTTATCGCCGCTTAACTCTTTCCATTTGTCTTGCTCTTTTTCGGTTAGTTTTTCGTATAAGTTAAAATTTACATAAGTTGATTTTCTCATTTGTCTTTCCTTTTTGTTTAACAATCTATAAAAATTTCTATTTCGTCATCTTCTTTAATGTGAACGGATTTTGTTTCTTGCCCTACTGTTTCCCATTCTGGGTGGCCGTATTCATTCTTCACAACTTTGCCGTTCTTATGCTTTTTATGCTGCCTTATGTCTTCAGTAACTTGGGCGTACATTTCTGTGTAAGTGTTGGTTAAGTCAAAATTAATATCCTTTTCGTTTAAATATTCTTCTATAGCTTGCATTAATTGCCATTGGTCTAGCTTAATTCTCATTTGTCTAATCCTATGCTGTTAGTTTGTCGTTTACCTTGTGAGTAACGTTTATAATTATTGTGTCGTTGTTAATTAAAGTTATTGCTATTGTGTCGCCTACGTTAGCTTGCTTTTTGATACCGCTAATTGAAACGCGCCTATCTGACCTTGATTGAGTACGGTAAAAATTAACTTTACATGGCGTGCCGTCTTCGTATTTAGCGTCAATGCTTACCTTATCGCCGTTTGACATGTTGTCATAATCTACATCATATAGACGGCTAAACTTTCGTACTGATGCATTCGCGTCTATGATGTGCTTATCAATCATAGTTTTAGTTAACTTGATTGTAGCGATTAGCGGCGAATACTCGCGTAACGCTTGGATAATGTTTTTTTCTAGGTCTGTTGTCATTTTGTCTAATCCTCGTTTGATTCGTTATATAATATTATAAACATATTATTGTGATAATATCAATACAATATATCAAGCATAATTAAGGCAAAGTATTTGCTTAGCGTTGGCGCGTTCAAGATAACAAATACAGCAAATAAGAAAGCTGCTATTGTTGGTGCTTCATGTTTCAATTCTTTTAAATAATGTTTCATTTTGTCTAAACTCCTATTGTGTTGTGGCTATTCTAAAGAACGTTTCACACGCTCTATCTAGGCCATGCGATTTAATACAGCTTTTGAACTCGTTTAGCGTTGCAAGTCTGTTGTTCTTATAAAGCTTCAAAACCTTAGTTTCTGTTGTCTCTTTGTTGGTGAACACTAGCACTCCTTGCCAGTAGTCCACCTCAAATCTATCTGTTGTGTAATCCAATTTTCTAAACTCCTATTTACGCAACATATTCTTTGGAGTGAATAACTTGCTGCTCTGAAGTTAGGTCGGTGATATATTCTTGAGAAACCTTGCGCCCAATGTCGCTACCGCCAAGATACTTGTTAATGTGTTTGGAAGTTGTTCGACTATAGTTTGTGTCTGTTCTAAACGCTCCTTTATCATCCCACCCAGCTACGGGCGTTTCATATGAAAATAAAACAGAAATGCCATTGAAGTTTAATTCTGTCATATTTGAACCGATGTTTTTAAGTTTCATTTTGTCTAATCCTCGTTTGTTTTGGTTGTTCATGCTTGATGCATGGCAAGGAAGCGCGTTGCAGCGCTTCTAAGCGATGTTTCAAGCTTCTTGCGCTGTGAAAACTAAAGCGCCTCGGCGCTCTGCATCGTGTCCAACGGCACGCCCAACGGCGCTACTGTAAAAAGGAGTTGAGCAAATCCATTCATCACAAAAGCGAACAACAAATTGCGGCTTTTCTTTTCCTGTCCACTCTTTGGTTATTGTGTATCTTGGGTCTTTATATATTGGTCTATACATTGCTTTATCCTCGTTTGTTTGTGTTTATACGAATCACTCTAATATATTGCAAAGATATTGTAAAGCAATTATTATAGAGAAAGATAAAGGAAAGATAACAAATCACACATTGAAAGCATCAGTTGTGTACAGGCGCGCGCGTGCAATATTCTTGCTTGAAAGTCAAGTTTTACGCTTAATCCTTGCGTATGCCCAATAAGATAGGCAAAAAATTAACATAATACATATTATGCGAAAAGCATTTGCTAGGCTTTGTTTGACTTTGACCCCCCCGTCAAGCTTTGCCTACCCCTATTATTATTATACATTCCCACACACAAAATTTTATGTTATACAAATCGTAGGGGTCACGTTTTGTTTTGTGTATTCTCCCTTACACGCAATGTTTTCCTCCCTGTGACCCCCACACCCCCCCCTGTATTGCTTTTGCTGAATATCATGCTAAAATTCTGTAAAATTTGTGAGGAGCAGAGTATGGCAGGTAGGCCGATGGTTAGGAAAACGCTTGCTGAGATTAAGCGGAGGGGTGGCGGTGAATATCTGCGTGAGTGGGTGTTAGAAGGTAATTCCATAGCAAGCCTAGCGCGAGATTTAGATGTTCATGCTGGGTCTTTGCGTAACATGATTTTGCGTGATCCTGAGTTAACTACTGCGATAGATGAGGCTAGGCGTGTTGCGGCTGACGCGCATTTCGAGGCAGGTTTTGAGGCTATTTCTGAGGTTAATGATCGCAGACAGCGTGAGATCATGGAGGCTTTGGGTGGGGATCGTGATATTAGCGAGGCCAATGTTACTCAAGTTGATTTAGGTTTGCTGAAGCAAAAAGTTGGTCAGCACAATTTAGCTGCGTCTAATTGGAACCCTGAGAAGTATGGCAATCGAGCTAATCAGCAGATCAACATTAATATTGGTGACCTGCATTTAGATGCGCTGCGTAAGATGAAGGTTGTTGAGCATGAATGATTTATCGCAAAACACGATGATGGAGTTTGCCCAGCGCTACTCCAAGAAGCCTACATTGTTTGTGCGTGAGGTGCTTGGCGTAGAGCCATTGGATTACCAGGCTGAGTTTCTGGAAGCTATAGCGTCTGGTGAGCGTAAGATTAGCGTGCGTTCTGGGCATGGTACGGGCAAGTCAACTGCTGCGTCTTGGGCGATGTTGTGGTATTTTTTGATGCATTATCCGAATAAGGTTGTGGTGACTGCTCCTACGTCTAGTCAGTTGTTTGATGCATTATTTGCTGAGATGAAGCGTTGGATTAATGAATTGCCGCCTGCGTTTCACGAGGTGCTGAATGTAAAGTCGGATCGCGTTGAGCATACATCTGCGCCCAGTGAGATGTTTATTTCGGCTAGGACAAGTCGCGCTGAAACGCCAGAAGCGTTAGCAGGTGTTCACTCTGAGCATGTTATGTTGGTTGTTGATGAGGCTAGCGGTGTACCAGAGCAGGTATTTGAGGCTGCTGCTGGTTCTATGTCTGGTCACAACGCGACTACCATTATGTTGAGCAACCCCACGCGAAGTAGTGGCACGTTTTTTGAGAGCCAGACTAGACTTTCTGGCAGTTGGTGGACGCGCCGTTGGTCATGCGTTGATAGTCCTTTGGTGAGCGATGAGTTTGTTGATGAGATGAAGCTGCGCTATGGTGAGGAGAGTAATGCTTTTCGTATTCGTGTGTTAGGTGAATTTCCGCTTGCTGATGACGACACGATTATTCCGTTTCATCTTGTTGAGAATGCGCTGCATCGTGATGTGCAGATTGATGATGATACGCAGAGCGTGTGGGGCTTGGATGTAGCTAGGTTTGGCGCTGACAAAACTGCGTTATGTAAGCGGCAAGGTCCAATTGTGACTGAGATGCGTTCTTGGTCTGGGTTAGATTTGATGCAGACTGTTGGTCGTGTTGTTGCTGAGTATGAGGCGTTACCGCCTTCGCGCCAGCCTAGAGAGATACTTGTGGATAGTATTGGCGTTGGTTCTGGTGTTGTGGATAGATTGCGTGAGATTGGTTTACCTGTGCGTGGGGTAAATGTGGCGGAAGCTCCTAGCATGGGTGATACTTATTTAAATTTGCGTAGTGAGCTTTGGTTTAAGACCAAGGGTTGGCTTGAGGATCGTTCTTGTAAGTTACCCAAAGACGATCAGTTGTTGGCTGAGTTAACGGGTATTCGTTATAGTTTTACATCGTCAGGCAAGATGAAGGCTGAGAGCAAGGATGAAATGCGTAAGCGTGGTTTGCGCTCACCAGATTTAGCTGATGCTTTATGTTTGACAATGGCGAGTGATGCTGCCACGGCTATATCTGGAGCGCTTAGTAGTTGGCGAGGCACAATAAAACGCAATTTGCGTGGGATTGCATAATGTGGTAGGTTTGCAAAAAAGGAGATAGCTATGCCTATGGGAAAAGGGACGTATGGAAGTAAAAAGGGTAGACCGACTAAGTTTAAGCCGTGTCGTGGTTGTCCAACGCCAAAAGAGTGTTCGAGAGCAGGGCGATGCAAAGCAAAGACTAAGCAGAAAAAAGAAGGGTAAGAAGTAATGGCAAGTCAGGCTAGATTTTTAGATTTCCTAGATATGATTGATGGTGGTGGCGCTGGACAGATGGGCGACACGTTTGAGGGTGGCGGCATATTTTCTGCTTTAGCTAATTTAATGGCTACGCCTTATGGTTCTGAAGATGCAGGTCGCAGAGCTAGGCGAGAAGAGTTTTATCGTGGTCGTGGTTTGCTAGATGAACCTGATGTAGCTTCTGATGCGCCTGCTGTTGCTCCAGTAGTAAGGCCAAGAGTTAGGCCAGCTATACCTGGTTCTGATTATCCAGACATGAGTATGCCTGCTAATTCTGCCTACATGTCTCCGTTAGAGCCATTTGGCGGAGTAGGGCCGAACATTTCAGCTTCTATGCCTAATCCATTTACTGGCCCAACATATGATATGCCTATGGCTAGACCAGCTAATCAATTTGCAGGCTCTACTTATGATATGCCTATGGCAAGACCTGCTGCACCTGCAATGTCACCAGCACCAGATTATGCTATGATGGGTATGGGTGAGGCAGGGCGTGGCATGCCAATGCAATCTCAAAGACAATACCCTGCATCGTTAGTTCAGCTTTATTCTAGGGATTTTTTAGATCAGCTAGATAACAACGCGTTAAATTATTTATTAAAGATGCAATAATGCCAAAGGAGAAGCATCCCAGCTTAAAACGTGCAGGAGTGTCTGGTTTTGATAAACCCAAGCGCACCCCTAGCCATCCGACTAAATCTCATGTTGTTGTGACAAAAGACCCAAGTACGGGCAACGCAAAAACAATTAGATTTGGTCAGCAGGGTGCAAAGACATCTGGCAAGCCAAAGGCAGGAGAGACTCAGGCAATGAAGAAGAAGCGTGCTTCGTTTAAGGCGCGTCATTCTAAGAATATTAAGAAGGGCAAAACCAGTGCTGCGTACTGGGCAGATAAGGTAAAATGGTAAATGGCACTTACAACCTATGATGAACTAAAAGCAAGCATTGCGGATTTTCTAAACCGCGATGATTTAACATCAGTCATACCTGATTTTATTACGATGGCTGAGAGTGACTTAAATATGAACTTGCGGCATTGGCGTCAGGAAGAACGTGCGATTGCGCCGATTGACAGTCAGTTTAGCGCCCTGCCTGCTGATTTTCTTGAGATTATTAGCTTTCATATTAGCTCTGGCGACTTTCGTGCATTGGAATTACTTAGCAAAGCAGAGATGTTGGATCGGCGCTACAAGTCTGGCGATGCGGCTGGTAAGCCTGCGTTTTATGCGGTTACAGCAGGAGAGATAGAAGTTTATCCTACGCCAGATGGCACATACACAACTGAGCTATATTACTTCTCTCGTATTGATGCGTTAAGCGCAACAAACACAACAAATTGGGCTTTAGAATATTTTCCTAATGCTTATTTATATGGTGCATTAATGCATTCAGCACCTTATTTAAAAGATGATCCAAGATTACAGGTATGGGGGACTTTGTATCAGGCGGCAATTAATGCTATAAACTTAGAAGGCGAGAGATCAAAAACAGGCGGTTCTGGTCGCCGCATGAGAATTAGGAGTTATTCATAATGAGCTTTTCGGACACCTTTGAGACACATGTTTTAAATTATGTGTTTACTGTAACATCTGTAACGCGCCCAACGGCGTGGTATTTGGCGTTGTTTACATCTAATCCTGCTGACGATGCTAGCGGCACTGAAGTTAGCACATCAGGCACGGCGTATGCTCGACAGACTGCTGCGTTTACAGTTTCTGGCGATACAGCGTCAAACTCTGCGGCAATTGAGTTTCCCACGGCTACAGCATCGTTTGGCACAGTTAGTCATGTTGCTGTGTTTGATGCGGAAACTAGCGGTAACTTAATAGCTTATGCGGCTTTAACATCGAGCAAGGCAATTGATACGGGTGATGTTTTTCGCGTTCCTGATGGCGATCTTGATATTACACTAGCATAATGCCTGACGTAACTTATCGCACAGGATTTGGCACTGGCAACTACGGCGTTAATGCGTTTGGTGTTGACGGTGTTTTTCGTGAAGGCGAGGCTATTGTCATTACAGTTACGACAACAGCCTCTGCTGCGATAAGGGTAAGATTAGCGGCTTCTATCGTTGTCACAGCATCTAGCACAGTATCAGATAGTGTTCGTGTTCGTGAGGGAAGTGCTACAGCTAATCCTGCTGCATCTGTTACTGCATCTTGCGTAGCAGTTAAGGCTGGCGCTGCAACTGTTAGCTGTGCTGCGTCTGCTACAGCATCTGCGGAAAAAATACATTTAGGAAGCGCAACAGCTAATCCTGCTGCATCTGCTACGGCTGCGGCAACGCGAATAAGAGAAGGTGCAGCTAATCCGTTGCCTAGTTTGAGCGTGACTGCGAATGCAGAGGCTGTATATCAGTTTGCTCCGCAGATTGGCTTGGCATTATCTGGCACGGCAACGATTGAGCGCATTCGTTTTGGCAGTGCTTTGTCTTCGCCTGTTTGCTCAATTGTGGCAAATGGTAGGGAGAAGTGGGAAGCGCCTGTTGTTGCTGTTGATGAATGGGAAGACGTACCGATTGAAACTTTGCCCAGTATATGGCAAGATGCGCCAACAGCGCCTGCAACGAACTGGACTGAAGCAGCATAATATAGACGCCTGATTGGAGTAGAAAAATGGCAGATACAACGACAACAAATTATAGCTTGACGAAGCCAGAAGTCGGCGCGTCTGAAGATACTTGGGGTACTAAGATTAATACCAATCTGGATAGCTTAGACACGCTGCTGGGTGATGGTTCTCCGTTTCACATAGATACAACGAATGATCGGATAGGGATTGGCACGAGTTCGCCGGGAATGACCCTTGATGTAGATGGGTCTAGCGGTACAAACGACATCGTAAGATTTAGCGGCCCAAACTCTGGGGGCTTAACATTCCGTAACGCTACTGCCAATGAGTTTATCTTGCATACGGCTACGTCAGACGCATTAGTCTTTGGCACGAACGGTAACACAGAACGTATGCGCATCGACAGCAGCGGTAATGTTGGGATTGGCACAGATTCGCCAAACCATACGTTAGATGTAAAAGCTGCTACAGGAGATGGCATTTCAATTACGCCTACTGCTGGTAGCGCAACAAACTATTTATCTTGGTATGATACAGGTGGTGGGCCTTATGGTCGTATAGGATACGACCACTCTGCAAGCGCAATGACGTTCACAACAGTTACTTCAGAACGTATGCGCATCGACAGCAGCGGTAATCTGTTGGTCGGAATGACCTCTGCTAATGGCGTTGGAAATACACCTTCTGATGTAAATGGTACTGAAATCGGTAGAGGATATATTAACCTAAATCGTGATGATAGTGCTACTGTTCGTCATATCCAGTTTGGAACAAATGGAGTTGGAGATGCTTGTCTTGGTACAAACGGAGGTGATTTATATCTTGGTACTGAAGATACTTGTTTACTTTTTCACAATGGGGTGAATTTAATAGCACCTGTTGGAGTAAATGCTGCGACTAGAGATGGAGCCATTGACCTTGGAAGTGGGGCAAACAGATTTCAGGACATCTTTGCAACCAATGGCACAATTCAAACATCTGACGAAAACGAAAAGCAACAGATTGCATCACTTACTGATTCAGAAATTAACGCAGCAAAAGCAATTAGTAAACTATTTAAAACATTTAAGTGGAATGATGCTGTTACTGAAAAGGGTGATGATGCCAGAACACATACTGGTGTAATTGCTCAACAAGTAGAAACTGCAATGTCAGACGCAGGGTTGGACGCAAGTAAATATGCTTTTTTCATTAGCACAACTTGGTGGACAAAAGACGTTGAAGTTCCTGCTGTTGAGGCAGTAGAAGCACAAGACGCAGTGTATGAAGATGTGGTTATCTCTGCGATTGAGGAAGTGCTAGACGATGAGGGCAACGTAGTCACAGAGGCTCAACCAGAGCGCACTGAGCAACGCCTTGTTAGCGAGGCTGTAGAAGCCGTAGAAGCCAAAGAAGCTCACACTCGCACTGATACCTACTACACACAAGAAGAAGCACCAGAGGGGGCAACAGAGCGTAACAGAAAGGGTATCCGTTACCCTGAGTTGCTATCGTTTGTTGGTGCAGCAACGGAACAAAGACTGACTAGCGTTGAGGCTAGGCTGGATGCGCTAGAAGGATAAACTTTAACCAAGAAGGAGCAATACGATGGCAGATAAAAAAGCAACGCCTATCACAATTGATGACAAAGAATACACATTAGAAGACATGACCGATGAGCAGCAGATGTTTGTTCGGCACATCTCAGACCTAGAGCGCAAGATTGGCTCTGCTCAGTTTAGCGTGGATCAGATGAGAGTGGGCAGGGATAGTTTTCTAAACTTGCTAAAGCAATCACTCGAAGCAAGCCCAGAGGACATTGCTGCGGAGTAAATAGAATAATAAGGATGCGTCAATGGCATTAATTGATTTAAACATTCCAGCAGGCGTAT